AATCTAGAGGCGCTGCGCGGAGCCATTCAGTATGTGAAGGCGCTCCAGCAAGGCGTCATCGCCAAGAACAATGCCGCGCAGGCCTATCTACAGGCCCATGGCGGCAACACGGCCACGCTACCCGCCTTTGAGACGCAGTGGAGCCATGCTTTTACGCCGGACGTGATGGAGTATCGAGGCATGACGCCTGACCAGATGCAGGCATATGTGAAGGGTCTTTCGCCTGAAAAACTCGCCGCATTCAAGCAATCCTACTCGCAAATGGCGGCCCTCGGAGCGTTCTAAATGGCCGACATTCAAGCTTCTCCGCTCGATAGCGCCCTGCAACTAGAAGGCGCCAGCGGCCCGCTGGCCGCGCTGGCGCGCTCGATCTACCAGCAGGAGTCTCGCAGCGGCACGAACACGGCAACCTCGAATGCGGGCGCCGTGGGCGGCATGCAGATCCTGCCCGGCACGTTCAAGGGCGTGGCTGATGCGGGGTGGAGCATCGACAATCCGGTGGACAATGCTCGAGCCGGCATTCGGTATCTCAGCCAGATGCTGGACAAGGCCGGCGGCGATCCTCGGTTAGCCGCCGCTGGCTATTATGGTGGCCCCGGCGCGATCGCAAAGGCACAGAACGGTGTAGCCGTCTCCGATCCGCGCAATCCTGGCGCGCCCACCACGCTGCAATATGCCGATCAGGTTGTAGCGCGCTTGGGCAAGTTTGCGGACAAGGTCGCTGCGGCGGTGCTGCCGGCGGCGCGCGCCGATACGCTGCCCGCTGGTCTGCAAAATGATCCGGGTTGGCAGATCCTCAATGGGGGTACGCCGAATCCTGCCGGCGTGCTGACCACCCCGAGCGTCCCCGCGAGCCTGGCCAATGACCCCGGTTGGAAAATTCTGAATGGCGCGTCGACGCCGGCAAAACAGGCAAGCGATCAGGATATCACCTACCAGATGCCGGGAGGTGGTGACTCCGTCACGCTACATTACGACACGCCGCAGCCCACGCGAGACGTCCAGGCTCAGCCCGGCATCGTCTCTCAGTTTGGCCGCCAGCTCGGTCTGACCGCGCGCGCCCTCGGTCATGGGGTGGGTGATGTGCTGACCTTCGCCAATAACCCCTTCAATCAGTTGCTCAATCAGTATGCCGGCACGTCTCTGCCAGATCCGGGTGCCGCCTTCAACAAACTGGTCGACAGTGTCACGCCTACGCCAGTAGGCAGCCTGGAAAATGGCGTGCAGGCTGTGGGCTCAGCCATGGCCAACCCAATCAATTATCTGGGTGGCGAATATCTGGCCGCGGCCAAAGGGTTACCGCAGTTGATGGCACGCGGCGCCACAATGGGAGGATTGTCGGGCATCATGCAGCCGCCGGCATCGGGCCAAATCACGCTGCCGCAATTGCTCGGCCAGGGCGCCATGGGCGCGGTCGGGGGCGCCGTCCTGGGGCCTGCCTTGGGTGGCGTTGGCCGACTTGCCATGGGGGCCGGTAATAAACTCGCTCAAGCCACGATGCCTACCGGGGCAGCGCTGAATCAGGCCGACAGCATGATAGCCGGCCTTGCGTCTCGTGGAATCAATACCTCCCAAGTGCCCCCTGACACACTTGCCGCGATCCGCGCTCAGGTAGCCGATGCGCTGAAGCAAGGAAAAATCCTTGACCCGGCAGCACTCCTGCGACAGAAGGATTTCCAGGCGCTGGGCATGCAGCCCACGCTCGGCCAGGTCACGCGCGATCCCATCCAGTACGCGCGCGAACGCGATTTGCGCGGCATCGACATGGGTGGCGGACAGAACCCGCTCGCCAAGCTATTCAACAATCAGCAAAACCAGTTGCTTGCTCATATCGGAGGCCTCGGCGCCAACGAAGCGGGCGAAGCGGTGCCAGCCGGCAATGCGCTGATGGGAGCCTTGCGCGCCTCGGATGCGCCGGAGAAAGCGGCGGTGGATGCAGCCTATGCGGCCGCACGCGACATGTCTGGACGCGCCGCGGCGCTGGATGTGCCTGCGTTCAGTAAAGCCGCGAATGATGCGCTTGATTCGAAAATGCTTGGGTACGCCCTGCGGCCCGAGGTTCGAGCAATGCTTAACGACATTTCCTCTGGAGAGTTGCCGTTCAACGTTAACACAGCGGTGCAGATGGATCAGGTGCTTTCCGCAATGCAACGCAGCAAATCCGCGAGTGAGGCCGAGAAATTGGCCATCGGGCAGGTGCGAAATGCCTTGAATTCCGCGCCCATCGATTCCGCTGCCGGCGCCGATGCCAAGGCGGCGTTCGATGCGGCCCGGGAACTTGCACGCAAGCGGTTCGAGAAGCTCGAGCAAACCCCTGCATTGAAAGCCGCACTGGATGGTGCAGACCCGGATAATTTCGTGAATAAGCACGTAATCCACGGAACGGCTGCTGATGTGGCGGCCATGGCGCGCGCGCTGGAGAAAGATCCCGCGGCAAAGGCCATTGTGCGCAGCCAGATTGCTGAATTTCTGCGCGGCAAAGCGTTCGGCGCGAATACGGCCGGCGACAAGACGTTCGCTCAAGAAAGCTATAACAAGGCGTTGAATCAAATCGGCGCGGATAAGCTTGCGGCCTTCTTCACGCCCGCAGAAATCGAGCAATTCCGTGCAGTGGGCCGCGTGGGCGCCTATATCGGCTCTCAGCCGGCCGGCTCCGCGGTGAATAATTCGAACACGGCCGCTGCCGCCTTCAATCTGTTCAATCGGGCATTGGAGAGCGTCGGGAAGTGGCCGGGCGTGAATATCGTTCGCAATTCAGTGCGGTCTTTCAACGATGAGCGAGCGGTCAACAATGCATTGGCTGCGAAAGTAAAGCCGCAGGCGCCCGAAAAGGCGCCTAATGAATTAGTGAAACTTACTGCGCCAGTGAGTGCGGCATTTGGCAAGAAAATGGCGCAGTAGGTCTTCACCTCCTGAAAGCATGCCGATGATGATCATGCCCAGAATGCCCACCCCGAGCCCGATCAGGACATGGTGCAGCAGTCTCGGGAAGAAGTCATGGAAGGCGGCGTGCATTGCTCTTGAACGCGCCGAGGATGTAGGCGATCAATAGGCAGATGATGGCCAGCACTGCGCCGGCGCCCGCGCCGGTGCCGTACTTAATCATTGAATTCACCGCAAGGCAAAATATGACGAAGGCAATCAACACAAAAACGTGACCGATACGTCGCAGCATTTCAATTCCCTCGATTAGGCCGCCTCCCAGCGGCTTTTTATTTTGGAGCCCTCAATGGCCGAACTCATACCCAACGGCTGCCAGCAGTTCCTGGACGCGAACGGCAATCCGCTGGTCGGTGGTCTAGTGTATTTCTACATCCCGAATACCACAACCCCAAAAGACACCTGGCAGGATGCAGCAAAGTCCGCCCTGAACACCAATCCGGTGGTTTGCGATGCGCGCGGGCAGGCCACGATCTACGGAGAGGGGTCGTATCGGCAGATCCTGAAGGATGCGAGCGGCAATCAGATCTGGGACAAGACGGTGAGCCCTTCCGCGAATCAAAACGGCGACGGCACGCAGAATTTCAACGTCGCGAGCCTGAACGGCGGTCAACTCGCCGGCATGCGCAACAAGATCATCAACGGTGCTTTTCAGATCAACCAAAGTGGCTACGCGTCCGGTTCGGCGACAACAGCAGGCCAGTACACACTGGATCTCTGGAAGGTAACGGGAACGGGTGGCATCACGTTCTCAACGACAGCTGGTAAAACCACGGTCACGATTCCGGCTGGGCAGACGCTTCAGCAGGTCATCGAAGCGGCGAATTTGCCAGCCGGTGATTATGTGCTTTCGTGGGAGGGAACGGCTCAAGGTCGCATTGACGGTGGCACCTACGGAGCGTCGGGCACGGTCACCGTGGCCCTGGCTGGCGGCGTCAATAGTACGGTCGAATTCAATGCGGGCACGCTCGCCAACGTGCAATTCGAGCCTAGCGCGATAGCGACGCCATTCGAATATCGAATGAATGAACTGGCGCTGTGTCAGCGTTATTTCATGGCAATTGACACAGTGACGTCGTGCGCAATCGGGGTAGCGTCAGCGAATTTGGTGTCGTTCACGTTTAATTTCCCAGCGATGCGCGCCTCTCCTGTTGTTCGTTTTACGGATGACAACAACACTGTCGGCAACGTTCGATTCAACACAGGCAATGGCGGGTTGCTTAGTCGCGGTGCGCCGCAGGGCGTTACCGTAACGCCGTCTTCGATAGAAATATGGGACGTCAACACAACTAAATCATTCTTCCGAGCCTACAACCTCACTCTGTCTGCGGGGTTGTAACGCATGTACAAACGCACGGACTCCAATACTATTCTGCGCACGACAGACTGCGCATACATCCCGGCTGACCCCGCGAACCGTGACTACCAAGAGTATCTAGCTTGGGTCGCGGCGGGAAACACTCCGACGCCCGCACCGACTCCCGACGCGGCAACGTTGAAAGCAAATCAACTCTTGAAAATAAACGCGGACGCTCAAGCGGATGTCGCCCCATACACACAGGGCTACCCGCCGTTCGAACAAAAGACTTGGGATCGTCAAGCTGCCGAGGCCGCAGCTTACACCTTAGACAATACTGCACCTACGCCGTGGTGTGACATTGCTGCTGCTGAGCGCGGCATAGACCGAGTAGAATTCATTGGCAAGGTCGCCGCCAAAACTGCCGCGTTCGTGCCGCTCAGCGCCAAGGTATCGGGCTACCGTCAGAAGCTAGAAGATCAGCTTGATGCCATTGACCTGACGGCGGCAGATGACGCCGCGGCGCAGATCGCGGCGATTACGTATACGAGCCCGCTTACGCCAGCCTGATAACGCGAACCTGTTGAACTGAATGCCGCCCTCGAGGCGGCTTTTTCATGGAGAAATGAACGTGGTCATTTCCGAAATAGCGAAGGCCGTAGCCGAGACGACGCGGGCCGTCGTCGACGCAGCCGTCGATTCCAAGCTTGCCCCCGTCGTTGCCGCGCCGCCGGCCATTGTCACCGGCACCACGTTCTTCGGCGTGACCTGGCAGAACTGGATGTACATCAGCGCATTCGTGTACTCGGTGCTGCTCTCCATCGGCTGGATCTGGAACGCTGTGCGGAAGCTGCGCAAATGAACGCCGACCTGATCAAGCGCATCCTGCTGCCGGCCATCGCGGCCGGCGCCAGCGCAATCGCCATTGCCGGGATGCTGATACCGCACGCCGAAGGCACTCGCTACACGCCCTACCGGGACGTGGGCGGCGTCTGGACTGTCTGTGAGGGCCACACGGGGCCCGATGTAGTGCCGGGCCGGCAATACACGCCTGGCGAGTGCGCGACGCTGCGAAATCGGGACATTGCAGCCGCCGACGCGCAGGTTTCGCGCCTGGTCAAGGTGCCGATCAGCACCACCGAGCGCGCGGCCCTCATCGACTTCGTTTACAACGTCGGCGCCGGCCGGCTGGCCACATCCACGCTGCTGCGCAAGCTCAACGCGGGCGACCATGCTGGCGCGTGCGCTGAATACCATCGCTGGGTGCTGGCGGGCGGCCAGGTGCGCGCCGGGCTCGTTTCTCGCCGGGAAATAGAGGCGTGGCTATGCTCAATCGCTACACCCTAGGCGCAGCCGCCCTGCTGCTCGCCCTGGCCGCGCTCTGGGGCTACGGGCGCTACCGATACCACCAGGGCGTGGTAGACACCCAGACCGCCGCGAAAATCGCCGCTGCGGCCCAATACGCCGCCGACGTGGCCCGGATCAATGCGCAGGACGCCGCGCTGCAGAAAAAGCTCCAGGAGCTACAGAATGCCTCTCCCAAGATCATCACACAATACCGGGACCGGGTTATCAAGGTGCCTCTGCCTGCTGATTGCCGCATTGACCCTGGCCGGCTGCACAACCTGCAAGCTGCCATCCAAGCCGCCAACGCTGCCCGCTAGTTTGGCTGCGCCGTGCCCGCCAGTGCCGGGGTTCGACTCGAGCTCATGGGACGATTTGGGGCTGGCTTACATTGGCCTGACGCGCCAGTATGCCGAGTGCGCGGCGCGGCATGATGCGGTGGTGGGGAGTTGGCCGAAATGAGCTTCGGCGTCTGTGTGAAACGCGTGTGAATTTCGTGTGAAGGAGTGGCCAGTTCTGGACAAAATTGGACGATTTTCGCATCTTGCTGCTACCGTCTATCATTGTCCAGAACTGTCTAAATTGGTGGAGTCGGGGGGAATTGAACTGCCATCCACCCCAAGAAACCCGAGGGAAAATTTCCCTAAAATCAACCCTTTGCAACACCCTTCTTGACGCCCTGCTCGCCCTGGTGTGAAGCCGGTGTGAATGCGCCGGCCCGCTGGTAGTTCTTCGGGATGAACTTCCCGTAGATCTTGAAGACCATTTCCACGTCCACGTGCCCAAGCTGATCTGCAATGTACCAGGGGTTGGCACCATCCGTCAGCCGCGTGCTGGCGTAGGTGTGCCGCATCTGGTAGGGATTGCGGTAGCGCACGCCGGCGCGCTTGCATAGCGGCTGCCAGAGGGCTTTGCGGATCTGGGCATCATTCTCCCAGGGCGCACCCTTGCGCGGGTCGTGCCAGATCCTGCCGCCGGCCAGGAAAGTGTATTTCTTCTGGGCTTGCAGCGCTTCGAGCGCCCGCGGCGATAGATCGATGTCCCGAAAGCCCGCCTCGGTTTTCGGCGCCTTGCGCACCTGCGTCACTTTGCCGTCGACCAAACCCGTAACCTCGTTGTCGGCGATGCGCATGCGCCCATGCACCCAGTCCGCCGACTCCCAGGCCATGGCGATCATCTCTCCCGGGCGGGGCCCGGCCTCGAACCAGAACTGAATCATCGGCCACTCGTCGGCGCGCGCCGCGCGCAGCAGCGCCTGCACTTCGTCTATGTCGAACGGGTCTACCTCGTAGCCCGATTTCTTGGCCGTCTGCTTGATGAGCTTTTTCAGCGCAATCCGGTCCAGCGGGTTGGATTCGATCAATTCGTCATTGACCGCATCATCCAGCACCGAGCGCAGCGGCGTCAGGCGATTGCGCACCGTCTTGCCGGTGACGTTCATGCCCGCGATCCAGGCCCGAAGATCGGCCGGCGCCAGCTGCTCGAGCGGCGTATTCTCCCAATGCGGCAGCAAATACAGATTGATGGCCTTGGCGTAGCCCAAGAGCGTAGAGCGCGAAATCGTGCCGTTCTCGGCCTGCTTTTCATACAGGGCGAGCTGGGCCTTCAGCAGCGCACCGAGCATCGGTGATCCGGCCGCCGCGGTGGTGGCATCGGGCTCAAACCTGGCCGCCATGGGCGAACCCGGGAAATAGGCGCGGTAGGAGAACGTGCCATCTCTGATCTTGCGCCGGATCTCGGCGCGCAGCCCGGCGGCATATTCGACATACCCCTTGTTGATTCTGGCAAGCGGCAACAACTCGCGGCACTGCGTGCGCAGGTAGGTAAACGCGATCTGGACGCGCGTACCTTCCTTCGTTTCCCGATAAGTTATGCCGCGTGGCGTTGCTGGTCGGGATGGCTCGTTTCGGCCCATTTGTCCACTTCCTCAGTATTGATCCAGATGCAGCCGTCAGCGGCCTTGCGGTAATGCGCACCCTCCTTCCAGATATGCCGGCGATTCTTGGCGTAGACCGCGTCGGGCGTGTCGCCCGATAGCTCGCAGTACTTGGATAATTTCACCCATTTCATGATTTCTGTTCTCCTGCGTTTCGAATCAGCCCCGCATCAACCGTACGCACGGACGCTTCGGCACGCTCATAAACAGACCGGACGCCGGCCTCATATCCATCGCGGAATGTCGCAAAGGGGTGGGGCCTGCCTGAGTCTTCCCAGGCCTGGACGACGGGGTTGAAGTCAGTCTCGGTTGTCATGCCATCACCTCAACATCTCGCACCGCCGGGAAATCGTCGCCCTCGGCGGGAGGGTCGATTTTCTTGAGGCGCCGCGGGTCACAACCATTTTCATCCGGCAGCACCGCTATAACATCGTTAGCGCGGAAATCGCTGCAATATTTGCAGATCGACGGGCCGCGCACGATATCCTTCACTGTAAATAGTGTGCCCAGGCTGCCGGTATTTCCACAGCACGGCGTGAGTTTGACGACCATGACAAGGTCGCCGGGCTTGATGTCAGTCTTGGCTGTCATGGGGTTGTTCCTCTTGCTTGCAGCGTTCCGTTCTCTTTGGCGGAATGCTGCCGTCGTAGACCAACTGCTCATTGTTGAGCATGCATAGCGACAGCACTGGGCCATCCAGGAAGTATGGGCAGCGATACGAGCATCTTTCAGCATTCTTAGGCTTGGGCCGTGGTGTCATCGCTCTCTCCCTGTTCCTGTGCGAGTGCGGCATCAGCAGCGTCCAGAATCTGGCTAACTGTTCGCGTCTCGTCTCCCATTTTTTTCAATGCATCCTCGTCCAGGCTGTACGCGCTCGCCGCCGCATCGTTTAGTACTGCCGCTGTCCAGCGGAGTGCCTCCCGCAGGCTGTCGCGCTCGGCCCTTACCAGGGCGCACTCTCGCAGCGCGACAACGTCGCGGTTATGCTGAGCGAGCATGTCGTCATAGTCGGCCAGCAGGTCGCGGACGACGTGGGTGTCAAAAATGGAATGGCTGCCGTCGAATGTGACATTGATGCCGCGCGCATTCCGTTCCAGCTCATCACGCAGAGGTTGGTATTTGTCGATCATGTCCGCTCCTTTGCGCGGGCGGCGTCTCGTTCACGTTCCATGGCTCCGAAATACAGACCCTCTTGGTATCCATATTCCCCTCGCGACCTTTCTCTATAGGGGCTCGGACACGAGATCCCCAAATAGGCGACAAAGTATCCGAGCTTGTACGGCGTCAGTCTTTTCCAGCGCATGCGCGCCGCCGCGCGCGCATCTTCGATGGTTTTGCCCATCATTCCCCCTTCGCCGCGCGGGCGGCGTCGATTGCACTACCGATCAACTCCATGGCCCTTTGCGTAAGCACATAGCCCTCATCGTTGACTGTCGCCAAGCCGGCTTCGATCACCAGCTCTTGCAGCCAAGCTCCGTCCACGTCTCCAGTCTCCCCACGGTTGTGCCAATCCGAGAGAATTTTTCCCAGCAAAAGGGTTTCAGCATCCACCTTGTCGGCGTCCTGCTGCGCGTCTGCGGCCTCGTATGTGGCTGCGAAGATGTCAGGCTTGCACGGGTACAACTCTCCCTTTACGCCTTTGATGATCCAGTCACCTTGCACACCAGTCATGATGCCTTCGAGCGTCACAACCTCGACCATGGGTAAGTCCCTGGTGAACTTTCCCATACCGTGCAAGCTCACTCGGCATTGCTGAATGGCCTCGGCCCACCACGCGGGAGAGGTCAAGTCCATACGCTTGTCAATTTGAACTGCCTCGATCACAACAGGTTTTTTTCTGAACATCGGCATGATTATTTCTCCTGCCCGGCTGCGGATGGCGTGGGGGCGGCTGCGAGCATGGCGACGAAGATAAAGTATGGCTCGTCTCGATTTTTCAGAGCCGCGTTCACGCCCGCAATAACCATGGTAGTGGTCGGCTCTATCGGAACCAGCTTCCACTTGGTTTCGTCGTAGGTGATGGTTTTCATGACTGGCCCTCTTTCGGTGCTGGCGCAAGACCAAGATCGGCGCGAGCTCGGGCAACGTCCTGCCACCTCGGCATGTGTTCCATGCCCTGGATCGCTTCCCACAATTTATTCAGCACGCGGGTAACGGAGTCCGGCATGCTGGGCTGTGCGGCAACGGGGACAGCGAATACATCGCGCACGGGATATCCTGCCGATTCGGTATTGGCTCGATGATCCTTGATATCGTCGTTGCCGTAGTGCCAGCGACTGCTATCGAAGAACTGCCAGCCTACTGGCTCCTGCGCTACAGGGGCGGCAATTACTCCTAGGGCTTCCGGCTCGAAATCGTCGACGCTGTTCAACTCGGCTTCAGCCTTGGTGTCCCAAAAACCGTAGCCGATGCCATCTTTCCAAGAGCGCCACACCACCGGTGTCTCGCTCGCGGCAGGCTGCGCACCATAACGGGTCAGGGCGGCGCGAATTGCCCTAACACCTGCAACGGTCGTGAGTGCTCCGCATTCTTGCAGCAGCTTGAGCAATTCTTTGTCGCTCGGCTTCTGCGCCGACTCGGCAGTTGTCAACGATTGGTTGACGACTCGTCGCGCCCGGTCGGCTTCGACGGCGGCGGCCATTTCTCGCAGCCATGCGGCAACTTGATCGCATTTATCCTGGTCGAGGAAATTGCCGTCATTGGTGATGTGATCAGCTACTTCGATCATTTCCTCGGGTGTGGGTTTCTTGGTCATCACCAATTCCCTCCCGCAGTTTCCGATTCGCCCCAGCAGCACGGCCCGCACAGGCCCGTGGGATGCACGGTGGGCGTCTGGCCGCAATTGGCGCAAGGAGTGTTCCAATCCTTATCACCGTCTGATAACTGCCGCTCATCGCGGGGTTCAGTGCGCTCTTGGCGCTTGGCGCGGCGCTGGCGCCTGTAGGGATGGCTCATGTTCTTCTCCTTCAAAACGGTATCCCGTTCCATTCCCAATCCTCGCAGCCCTTGGCTACGAACTCGGCCGGTATCTGCGCGTTGAATTTCATACACTTCCCCTGCATGAAGTGATCACACTGCGCACAGCTTGTCTCGATGGCGTTGAGCGTTCTAAGCATGCTCTGCAACGCCTCCTTCTTCACGTTCAGTTCTGTCAGCGTCATTAGCTGGACTCCATTCATATTTGATGATTTCGGGATACTTGCCGGTTTCGTTCACCGTGACAGCCGCTGGCGCGCGCAACTCGAACCCGGCCTCGATCCATTCGAGCGCCTGGCCAACAGTGCCGGGCACACCGTTGAATCCTTCCGGGTTGCGCTGTGCCCACCAGTTCACGGCCTTCTCTTTCGCGTAGCCGGAATGCGACAGGCACACCCACTCCCTTGCGATCACCCGCAACCCTGACCAATACTCGACGCGCAGCGACTCGGTGCCACCGGCTTTCTCGTGGCAGGCATAGGTCACGCGATGCACGGGATATTCAACGATCTTCTGCTTGATCTGCTTCGACAGCACGGCCGCATCACTGGCGGCCCGAGGCTTTTCGTCTTCCGGTTCGCGCAGCACGGCGCCGCATTCGGGGCACATCAACAGGGACGCCGGGCGCACCTGCGCGCCGCACGCATCGCACACCGCAAAGGGCGCTTCGGCGTTCTTGACCGGCCCCTTTCGGCGCCCGGTAATCGTGTCGATGGGCCCCAGGCGCTCGGTGGTGTCGGAAAAGTCCAGCCAGAGGCAGTCCGTTTTACCCGGCGCGATGCGCAGGCCCCGGCCCGCGCCTTGCACGTAGAGCACGGGCGATTTGGTGGGACGAAGCCAAATGATGCAATCCACGTCCGGCACGTCGAACCCGGTGGCGAGCGCCAGGACAGTGACGAGGCAGCGGATTTCACCACGCCGAAAGCGAGCGATGGCCGCCTCGCGCTCGCCCTTGGGCGTGTCGCCTGTGACTACCAAAGCCGGAACGCCAAGCACGCGCGCGAACTCTTGAGCGTTCGCCACTGTAGGGCAAAAGGCAATCCATTTCTGGCGGCTGGCCGCGAGCCGGACAGCTTCCTGTGCCGCCGACGCAAGATATACGCCCACCCGGTCAGCAAGCTGGGCCACGTTGTAATCGCCGCTAGTGGTGGCTATGCCTTCGGTGTCGATGCGTGTGGCAAGATCAGAGGGCCGCACGAGCGGCGACAGATAGCCCTCTTCCAACAAGCGCGTGATCGTGACGTTCACGGCAATGCCGGTGAACAAGGGATCCTTGCCGTCGGTCAACCACACGCCGTTCCCGCGAAATGGTGTGGCCGTGAACCCGGCCACGCGGAACGTGCAGTAGCGCGCCAGCTCGGCGAGCAGGCGCCGGTACATGCCCGCGCCATCGGGGCTGATCAAGTGACATTCGTCCACGAACACGCACTTGATATTGCCCAACAGGTGCGCAGCCTTGGCCACCGATCCGATAGTGGCCACGATGACATCGCTGGTCGGCTCCTTGCGTCCGATGGCCGCCGAGTAGTAACCAATGGATAGGTGCGACGGCAGGAGGGCCGCAAGCTTCTCGGCATTCTGTTCAGCCAACTCTTTCGAGGGCACGATAACCAGCGTGCGCGGGTGATCCTCGGGCCAAAGCTCGAACATCTGGCGAGTTTGCTCCGCGATCACGATGGACTTGCCCGCGCCAGTGGGCAGCACCACGATGGGTACCTGCTCTTCGCCGGGGTGCCTGGACCACCAGGCAAAGAGGCCGTCGATGGCTTCGCGCTGATAGTCGCGCAGCGTGATCGTCATACCATGTCCTTGATTTCTTCGCTGCTCATGTCCTCGACCCTTCCACCGTTGGAGAATTTCGTGCCATCAGGGCGTAGGTAAGCGATCCAGTTTTCTTCTTGGCTCGCGTCGGCCGGCGTACCCAGGTTCTCCAGCAACGAGGGAATGAATCGGTGCGCCTGGCAGCCCTGACGCTGATCCTCGACGCTCAGCACCCGGTTATGCCGCTCGCACAGCCACACACCATCCCGGGTCGGGGTTGCGTGTGCGCAGGTGCGGCAGTTCACTTCGGGCACCGCGCGTCCGTGGCACAGGTCGCGCATGTCGCATAGGCGGCACTGATACCAGGCCGGATCTTGGGAGATTCGAACCAGCGGCTCGGGGGAAAAGATGATCGATTCGGCCTTATCCACCAAGGCCTTGAATGCCGCGGCGTCGAACTCCACTCGTTCGGAATACAGTTCGTCGGTGTCTTTGTTCACGGCCAGATAAAAGGCGCGCGTGAAGCCACCCAGGCCCATGTAGACGTGCATCTGCGCGTAGTGCTGCGGTTTGGCCTTCTGCACGCCCTCCTTCACCAGTTGCGCGAAGGACTTGGCGTTGTGGGTCTTGAACTCGCAAACGTGAGGGGTTTGCGGGGCTTCCTCGAAACCACGCCCCACCGCATCCATGGAACCCGAGAAATGACCGCCAAGCGTCGAAACCGAATACTGGCGCCCGTTCTCATCTACCTCCCACACCTCGACGCCCGCGGCGCGCAGATTGGCGACGAACACCGCTTCTTCGCGCTGGCCGCGCTCGAACAGGCGCAGCATGCGGCCGCTGAACTGGGCCTTCCTGGCCCACCGGAAGGTGAGCCAGAGATAGCGCCGGCAGTGGTGGCCGATGAGGCTCGCGCCCAGGTGGGCACGAAGGCCGTCATCAGCCTGCGCTTCGTAGGCGGCGTAGATCGCCGCCACCGTGCGCTGCCGCGGATCGGCAAGCGTGGCCATTTACGCCGCCCGTTCCCAGGGCTTGCGCGGGGCCGCGGATTGTGCAGCGGCCGATGCGGCCTGCTGGACTGGCCGTTGAACAGGGGCCGCGCCACCCGTCAGCGCCTCGTAGCCGCTGATTTCGTTGCGATCCTCGTAACCGTCCTGTTTGCGGATCTTCACGCGCACGTTCAGCGGTTTGTTATGCAACTGCGACGAGTCCTGCACCACACGCACGCCCACGGCGTGGCAGATGGCCGACAGCTGTTCCTGCGCGATGCGCTCGGCTTCCTTGTTGCTGTGGTGGATATTCAGATTGGCGAAGATGCGCCGCCCCGCATGCTGATTGCCCAGGATCTCGAATTGCAGCGAGAGGCCGTTTCCATTGCCGGATTTCAGCGGCTTCATTTCCGAGTCGACGATCTGAGCCGGGTAGACGCCGGCCGGGATCGGGGCAAAGGAT